TCGCCCTATAATGGGAATTTTCTCGAACCATGTGGCACCAGAAGCAATCGCGGAAGCGACGCCTGATACCGGACCTTGACCATATTCATCGGCTTGCACCGAATGATCATCACCCTGAAGAGCCAGACCGATTGTCGGACCAGATAACTTAACGTCTTCTGCCCAGGCATAAACGGAAACTGTCACTCCAGTAGAAGATACACCATTTGCAGAACGCAATAACGTGTAATTGACAAAGTCTAAGACTCCCATTTCTGTGAAATCATTCGCCACTTGTACATTCAACCAATTTCTTGGCCAAAAGAATGGCAAAGTCATCTCACCAGCACTCTCATCCTGTGGAGAAATCCAAAGGTGAGGTCTCTGTGAAAGAGGGATTAAATGCCGATTACCGGCATCTACCACGATTCGCGTAGGCGTAAAAGTGGGAAGTGGTTGATAAGCTGCTATCATTCTGCCATAATAAAACGGCGTACCATTGATCAAGATTTTGACCTTCAATTTGCATTGTAAAAACGCAAAATTGTTGATCTTAAACTTCACTCTAGCATTGTTAAAAAACAAATTCCAAGGTGAAAAAGACCGAGTGGTACCAACAACGTCAGCTTCCGCCCAATTAAAGGACGCAATACGCACAGGGCGTGAAAGGAATTCAGATAAATCTGAATTTGCGGTTTGATCCATGCCCGACGAAATATCGTAAGGTAGATCATAACCGACCGAAGTGTCAGATCCGGAATCGTGAAACGATAAAGTTCCATGAGTTTCCGTGACACAACTATCTCCGGTAGGAATGACATCCGCCTGCACATAACAGCAATTACGTTTAGTAACCACTTGTGGTGTAAGAGGAACGTCAGGAAACCACGCGCTTGGTGTCGAAGACGACGGCACGGAGTCAATTGAAAGAGGAGAATCCATCTCCTCGCTGGGAACCCTGTCTAGTCTGGGAACATACTTTTGAGTGGGTCGTCGGCCACTCTCCTCAATAAATTGTTTAGAGATATATAGATGAGTCCCAATGATGTATCAAACCACTGGTGACTACTTATGTAAGTGTTAAGTTTCACTATTCATACAAACGCATGTTTTGAGATTTTACTCTCGCTATTTTAATATAAAAAATAAAGGTATAGATACCATGAAAATACAATATAAAAGATATAGATGTAAATATAAAATGTAAGTTTAAAGTTTTCTCTTCCTATTTTACTGGCATAGGTGCCGTAGTGGCCTAATCTAAATCAAGATCGACCACAACGCAACGAGATCGTGGATCTACGTAGTCTGCGTGTTCACAGTCAAACTGCGGAACATATCGCACCAGTTTTACGTGTTGCGAACTGTGCCAGAACATATCGTACAGATTTTTCCACGTTGGAAACGTAGAGTCCATGACGTGAAGATCCAGGTCACATTCTTCGACCACTCGGCGCATTTGCAAAACAAAAGTGTTATACTTAGCACGTCCATGGAAGAACATCTCACGCACAGCGGAACTAATAACCGAAATAGCGTGGTGTTGAGGCGAAACATTTTTCGACTGCGTACACATCAGCAACATTTTGCTGATAGAAGTGGGACAGAGAGGGGCGACAAAAGCACCAATCTCAGCATCCCAACGGAAAGTCCGTTTTAAGAACGAAACATTCGTGATCGGATCATAAGGCCGTGAGGCCTCCTCCTTCTCTGCCATCGTGTACTCGATATCAACCAGTGCTAGCACTTTCTGAATCGAAGTATGATTGAACCAAGGAGCTCTTTCACTAATACCCATCACGTTGTCGTCACCGTAAGTCATCAAATGAACATTCGATCGAAAAGTGGTACACTCTTTGAGCGGATTCAAAACGGTGTAGCAATATCTGACATAAAGACAGTTCGCAATTCCGTTAATGATAACAGTGAGAGGGTGGCCTGACGGGTTGCCACCAAAAAATTCGATGAGATCACCATTGTAATCTACATTGGGGTAAGCAGTATCCACGGCAATGCCGCGAATAATCTTCAAGTCCTCGTCGGTGTAACCAGCCTTCTTACAGATCTCAATTAAGATATCAAAAGCGGCAAGGATCACCATCGCGGGCATTCGCTTATCGAACTTCCCATAATCTCCGGCCACGATTCTTTCCAAACCATGGGCCACCAGAAATTCACGAATTTGTTCCCATTCCAAACTCTGCGGGATCGTCCCTGGTCCACATTCGAACGTAGTTCGATTGTTTTGCATGAACACAATCACAGAGAGTAAGTACTTACGTACAACAATTGTCCAAGCCATTGGC